ATATCTTATGTAAACTAGCGCATTATCAGAACCGTTGATATAAAGGGATTTGTAGCACTTCGGAAGTGTTTGCGTTGCACACGCGTTTATGCATTAACAAATGCGTTGATATCAAGCGTTTCTTAATAACACGAATAAAACAACGAATGAATAAAAACGTGCATAAAACAGAGCGTAATGAAAGGCGCTTGAAGCACAACAGCGGGACCGACCGACTCCCCCAAGCCCATTGGTCCGGCACACTACAACTGCTGTCTGAAATTTGCGTAGTATTTTTTCAACTCGGGGTGTATCATACATAGGCGGAATAGTTAGCGACTGATCCTCGCTGGCGAACGCGGGTTTCTCCGAACTCGCTTTCCGTCATTACTTTTATCGGAGAAATCACTACGGAGGGTGATAGCGAATGGCTAAAGTTACTTGGACGAAAGAACTCGTTTCTAGCGAAATTATACGACTTGAATCCGAGGGAATGAATATATCGTCTCGTTACCTTAAAAATAACGGATATTATAGCGTAGTTAGTGCCGCAGTTAAACATTACGGAACATGGAACAAAGCGTTAGTTGCAAACGGAATTAAACCGAAAGCAAAGATGCGTACAAAAGAGGAAGTAATGGCGGATTACTTAGCCGACATAAATGCAGGCAATACTCGCGACGACATAACGTATAGGACAGCGATTAAGAGATACTTCGGCAGCTTCGATGAACTTGAAAAGCAGTTAGGTATCTACGAAGAAGCGCACATTTACGAAGTGTACGAGCGAACTATATTAGACGAAAAAGTATTCGAAGTACTGACGGAAGAAAAGGACGTAATATCTTCTAAGATTTTAGATAAATACGATAAGAACATCGTGCACAGTATCCGAAGCCATTTCGGTAGTGTTCAAGATTATTTCAGCGGCTTAGATATCGATTTCTACGCAAAACCGAGAGTACCTTTTAAATGGACGCCTGAAAATACGAAGCGTCAATTAATGCGGTGGATTCGCGAAGGTTATCCGGTTAATTATACGTACACAGCCAGTAAACACAATGGTATTGTAGAAGCGTCACGGAAGTTTTACGGAGGTTGGGAAGGGTTATTCACAGCTTGTGGACTTAACTATACGGATTACAGAATAGACACGACACAAGCCTCATTCTACGGCAGGGCGTTTGAAGATTTGCTTGCGGAGTACTTCGTTGAAATGAATTTAACTTTCCGCAGAGAGCCTGAGATAAGCGGATGTCATCCGGATTTTGTAATAGGAAGTAACTGGGTTGATGCTAAACTTTCTGAATGGACGATTAATATATCGGATTGTGGAACGGTCAAAAAATATGAACCGCACTGTGATATGTTAATGATCGTCTACTTACGAGGCAATCAAGACATCGACAAGAAAATCGGAACTAAAACTCGCTTAGTAAGTTTCGCTAACTTGGTTAAGAAGTTACCGGAACATAAGCGTGATTATTTCTATAACAAAATAAACGAAATCAACACACAATTGGAGGGCGTCGCTTGATGCTCTCTTTTTTCGTTCAATAAACACGGAAGGAGGACGACTATATAGCGTATATAAACGGAAAATGGCTCGCTAGACCAGAACGTCAGGAACGTATTGATTTATTATCGACGAAACTACGTAAGCTTGCAGCGGTAATCAAATCCGGTAAAGCAACGGAATATCACGAAGACCAATTTCGCCAAGACAAAGCGGAGCTCATCAAACTAAAACGCGTTCACCGAGCGGAAGTAGACGTCGCATACTTTACGTACGCTTATCTATCTGACGGCAGTAACCCCGCCAACGAAGATAATATCGTTCGTAACAGTGACGACGGTACGCTACATGATCCGATTGAAAAGCTAGCGCCAATTCATCACGAATTCTTTGAGCTTTGCGATTATGTAAACGAAACAGAACGTAATGCCCGTCTAGCTATCGCTGCAGCCCGCGGACATAATAAATCCGGTACATTTTCGAATGGATTTCCATTACATCAAATTGTATACCGTCGCCGTAAATACATTCTGATTATCTCGGAGACTGACACGCTATCCAAGAAATTAATCGGTTGGATAAACAAGCAACTTAAATTTAACGAGCTCTTGCGAGAAGATTTCGGTCCTTTAATGCATGAATCGAATTCCAAAAACGAGAAGGACAACGAAGAAGCGTTTATCACTACAAATAATATATTAGTCGAGTCGTCCTCTTCCGGTAAGCAATTACGCGGAAAACGCCACGGAGCAGTACGTCCGGACTTAGTTGTAATTGACGATCCGAGTTCAACGAATAATGAAGGTACGAAAGAAGCACGGGAAAAACTAGTTCATTGGTTCAATTCCGTTGTAGTACCTATTGGATCGAAGGCGACAGCGATTGTACTCGTCGGCACAATGGTATCGGCGACAGGGCTTTTAAACCATGTACTCAAACGTAAAGACTTTAAATCGTCATTTCATGGAGCAGTAATTAGCGAACCGTCTAATCCGAAGATATGGGAAGAGTATTGCGAGCTATACGCACGTGCGGAGTCAATGGAAGAAGTCAACGATTTTTACGAAGCGAATAAAGAGGCGCTAGAAGAAGGCGTCGAACTTGCATGGTCCTGGCGTTGGACGTACCGCGCACTCATGCACGAAAAAGTTAACATGGGTACTCGTGCTTATAACTCGGAGTACCGTAACTTGGCGTTCAGTGAAGACGAACAGTTCTTCTTTCCGGAACAATACGGATATTATCATTACGCTCACGAAAACGGTCAGGCTTATGTTGTTTACCAGGACTTAAAGATTCCGTTAAGTGAACTTACGATATCTGGCGCATGGGATATTGCGATGGGTAAGAACGCGAGGTCTTGTTATAACGCTGTAATCACCGTAGGAAAGCACGAATCTACCGGCTATATGTTTGTGCTTGACGAATACGCTTCGAAAGAGCCAGCGCACGTATATATCGAAATGATTGTAAAGAAAATCAAACAGTTTCGACATAACGTATTTAGCGTTGAAACGATTAACGCGCAGCATGAATTCTATCGCCAGTTACAAGAAGCTGTTCGACGAGAAGGTCTTTATAAGTGTCGTGTAAACGACGTTAAAGGACACAACGCATCAAAAGAGCAGCGCATCGAAGCGTTAGAGCCGTTACTCCATAACAAAACGTTAATTTTAAACGATAGACATACAATGCTACTCGATCAAATGGCGCAGTATCCGTTTGGTGATTACGTAGATTCAATTGACGGTCTTTCAATGGCTGTTGAAAACTGCATTAAACGTAAAGCAAGGGTAGTGCAGAAACCTAAATTCTTATAAGGAGTTGATAATATGTCACGACAAATCGAATTAGAAGCTAAACTAACACTCCAACAACGCAAAGCAGCACTATTACTCGTCGAGAACGAACTGATCGGAGCTGCTAACGATGAAAAGAAGTCACAAGAGGAGATGGCGGAAGAAGTTGGCGTAGGACGTATGACTCTTTACCGTTGGCGTACTCAAAATAAAGTATTTATTGAATATATGAATCTAATTGCTGACGATTTCTTAGGATCTCATCGCGCAGAGGTTTATTCGCAGTTACTTAAAACAATTCGCGGAAGTCAGCCAAGTATTAAGGGTATTGATTTATTCTTACGTCGCTTCGGTTTACTTACAGATCGTCAAGTAACGACTACTGAAGGCGAAAACGATAAGCGTAGTAATGAGGATTTAGCGAAGGAACTAGAAGATTTAGACGATTTATTGGAGGATTAATTCTCTTAGTGGCTACTATTTTGTATTTACTTGTTATTTAGAAATATGTTCTAAATGAAAAACAAATAAAGGAAGGAGGCTGACGCATGGCATTATTTGAAGTTGGAAAACAATTTCCGCCTCAGAAGTACGTAAAAAGGTTAGCGGAAAACAAGCGAATGAAGCGATTATTTCAAGGCAGACAAGCGGAAATGTTTGAACGCGCAACGGAAATCCTAAAAGATTCGCCAAACGCGCAGCAACTCCGTCAACTATACATCGCAGTCAATCTCGCTGATATTCTCGTAACTAAGCCAGCGGATCTACTCGTAGGTGAACCGCCTCAATACGAAAGTGGCCTTTCGGATAAAAGCGAAGAGCAAAAACGTCTGAATAGCTACGTTGAAGAGAACGATTTAAACCAATTGATTCACGAAAGTTGTACAGCGAATGGCTATCGCGGCGACGCGTGGATCAAAGTACGCTACGGCTATCGCCAAGACTACACGGAAGTAAAGAACGTTCTTTCTCCGGAAGAGTATGACGCTTATATGGCTAACGTGGATATGGAGCCGATTATTGAGCACGTTAAGGCAGATTCAGTTTTCGTAGAAACGGCGCGTGGTAACGTTAAGAAATTTAAAGCAATAAACATTACGTCGATTGAGTGGTTAGAAACACGTAAAGATGAAGTTCCGTATTTAAACGTTGAGAGACACGTGCCTGGATTCATTATTTACGAACGCTATCGACTTATTCAAAAAGGCGTCGATGAACAGTGGTTTGCGCCAGTTCCTATTTTCGAAATTGCGGAGAGAGTACAAACAGGCCGCGAGTTAGACGTCGTTGCAACAAATTTACCGCACATGCCAGTATTTCACATTCCGTATAAGTCAGTTGATGATGATTGGCGAGGAATTAGTGGATTAAGTAAGTTAGAAAGCGTATTTGCAGCGATTAATGATCGCCTGGTTCAAATAGATTACATTTTATGGAAACATTCAGATCCAAATTCTTACGGTCCTGAGTTAGAAGGCGTAGGAGACGGCGTTAAATTTGGTGGAGTATACATTCCTGTCACAAAAGACGACGTAACTCCTGGCTATATGGTTTGGCAAGCGCAACTAGACGCAGCGTTTAAACAACTCGATTTTTTAATTGGAGTAGTATTCCAAATGTCAGAAACGCCGCAGTGGTTATTCGGTACTACGATGTCAGGCGACAATTCTGGCGGGACAGGAACGAGTCATAGTGACGGCGCTGCGATTAGAGCTCGCTTCATGCCAATATTAAGCAAGATTAAACGTATTCGTTCGCACTATGATAAAGCGATTAGAGATGCATTATGGACTTGCGCTTTATATGACGCCGAGTTTGGCGACTATGAAGGCGAAGCAGTATACCCGGTTATCAAGTGGAACGATGGAATTCCGAAAAATGAAAAAGAAGAAGCCGAGATTATGCAAATTCGTACGTCGGGTAAACCTACGATCGATGTTCGCAGTGCCATCAAAAAGCAAGACGAAGTAGATGACGAAAAGGCCGAGGAAATTATGAAACGAATCGAAGACGACGAAACTACCTCGATGGGTACCGTTGATTCTTCGATTTTCAACCAAACGACACCTACAACGGAGGAGGCGACTGAGTAATGCGAGAATTACCGCCTCCTAATTACGAATATGACGTTGCGAAGCTGACTGACGCTTATGTAAAAGCACTAGAACAAATTCGTAACGAGCTTTATCGGCTTGACCTTACGGATTTCCAGCGTGCTAATGCATTGGCCGTAATGAAGTCTATAACGGAAATATTACGCGAACTAAACGGAGATACCGCCGACTGGATTAACGAAGCTATTCCGAAAGCGACCGAAGACGGCATCATACGAGCAATCGTTGCGCTTGGTGTTGCTGATACGGTAGAAGAAGCGGCGAATATCGTAAAATTTAATCGTATTAATAAAGAACTCGTTAAAGCTGCGATTGCTGATACGCAAACTAATCTACTTGCGGTTACGCAGAACATGGAAAAACGAATGATTGTAGCGATAAGGCAGGCGACTGCCGAAGTTATGCGAGCTAACCTAACGAAAGGTATTAACGGAACATCTACGCTTACGAGCGAGTTGATTCGCAGTATCCGCGATAAGTTAGGTAAGGCTGCAGACACCGGAATCGTAGATGCGATGGGGCGTCGTTGGAAATTAAAAGACTACGTGCAGACTGCCGTATCTACGAAAATGATGGAAGCGCACAAAGAAGCGACCATAAACGAAGCAGTTCAACGTGGCGTTTACTATGGCGTTATTTCAAAGCACGGTGCTACAGACGATTGTAGAAAATGGGAAGGTAAAATCGTTAAGCTCGCACGAGACGCGGAAGGTAGCTACCCTTACATCGGAGATTTACCGAATAGGGAAATTTTTCACCCACGCTGTCGTCACACAGTATCACCAATTCGAAGACCAGATCGAGTATAAAATCCGCCTTACGAAATGGCATAAAACTTTCGGATATTATAGTCTACGTTGACTTTAAACTCGGAGGGTATTATGAGCGAAGAAATCAAAAACGAACAAGTCGAAGTTGAGCAAACGGAGCCAAAAGTCGAAGAACAAGTCGAAGTTAAAACCTTCACGCAAGCTGAGTTAGACGAAATTGTTGAGAAACGCCTTCAACGTGAACGGAAGAAACTAGACAAATATTCGGATTATGATGACGTTAAAACAAAAGCGTCAGAGTATGAAAAGTTGCTCGAAGAAAAACGTTTAGCTGAACTGTCGGAAAAAGAACGTTTAGAAGAAATCGCTAAAAAGCACGAACAAGAAAAGCAAAGCCTATCAGAACAACTAGATTCACTACGCAAGCAGGCCGAGCAAGAGAAGATCGTTAATGCATTTATTAAGGCGGCACCAGGCGTAAACATTCCAACTGACCGTATTGACGCTGCTTTAAAATTAGCTGACTTATCGGCTGTACAAATTGAAGACGGCACAGTAAACGGTGTAGAGGACGTGTTAGCTACGCTTGTTGACCAATATAGCTTCCTAGTAGGTGAAGAAAAGAAACCGCAACGAGAAATCGGTGAACCTTCAAACAGCGGTACATCTGACGAAGCCAAAACGCTAGAAGCACAGTTAGAAGATGCGAAGAAGAGGAAAGACTTCGCTAAAGTAATCGAACTTAGTAACAAAATTCAATCGCTATTTAAGTAAGCAGTCGCTGACATTAGTTGGCGGCTTTTTTAATTACCAAAAAACTTATAATTCAGGGGGAAAAACAAAATGGCAGTAAACTCTTATAATTTCCAAGACCAGGTTCGTCAACTTCAAGAAGGTATCTCGATGATTATTCAAGATGAGCCTACATTATTAGGCTTAATCGGATTAAACGGAGAACCGTTATTCCAAACAAAGTACGAATGGATGTCAGATCACTTAAACTCTAATCGTGCTAACTTAGCAGCAGACATCGACAACGCAGCAACTTCAATCACAGTAGCAGCAGGTGACGGATCTAAATTCCGTGTTAACTCTCTATTAGTAATCGAAGATGAGTACATCAAAGTTACAGGCGTTACAGGTGACGTATTAACTGTTATCCGTGGATTTGACGGAACTACAAAAGCGGCTCACACAGCAGCAGACGATGAAATCCGTATCGTAGCTCGCCCGCAAGTAGAAGGTTCTGGCGTTGGTCAAGACGAGTCTCACGACCGTTATGTAGACTACAACGTAACACAAATCTTCGAACGTTACGCTGCAGTAACAGGCACACAACAAGCAGTACGTACTCACAACGTATCTGACGAATTAAACTACCAAGTTCAATTACGTCTTAAAGAATTAGCACGCGAAATGAATGACGCTTTAATCTACGGACGTCGTTTCGATCAAGGTGCAGGTCAACCGCGTATGACTGGCGGACTTTTAAACTTCGCTAGCATCAAGAACTCAGTTAAAGAAAACTTAGCAGGCGGAGAAATCACTGCGAAAGTAGTTAACGACGCGCTTGAAAAAGTTTACCAACGTGGCGGTAACGTAAATACAATTCTTACAAATACGGCTGGTGCTCGTCAGTTCTCGAAATTACTTGGCGACAAAATCCAAATCCAACAACAAGATTCTGTACGTGGTGGCTACGTTGCTACATTCGTTTCTGACATCGTTGGTGGAGACGTTGCAACAATCGTTGTTGATAAAAACATGCCGAAAGATAAAGTAGTATTATTCGACCGTTCAATTCTTTCTATGCACCCATTACAAGGACGCGCTCTACACGATATGGACGCTACTACTCCTGGTGCTGACTACGTTTCTCGTCAAATCCGCGGTGAATACGGCGTTAAAGTAATGAACGCAGCTGAGAAAATCGCTGTATTAGAAAACGTAAGCAAGTCTGTATCTTAATTAAACGGGAGGGAATACGATGGCTACTTTTAAAGCACCGCCACATTATTCCGTCCACTATAACGGCGACGTATTGAAATTTAATCATGTCGGCCTATACGAAACATCTGACGAGGGAGAAATCACTGTGCTTAAAGCGCAGTGCCCTCGTTATTTAATTTGTGTGGACGAAGGCGAAAAACAAACAAAGAAGCAAGAACCAAAAGCGGAGGCGAAACCGGCGGCCAAGCCGAAGACAGCACGCAAAACCTCCGCGAAATAAGAGATTGGCCTAACGGCTAACTAAACGGAGGTGCTTTACGTGTGGAATTTAACGGAAGCCAACGATTATATCAAATTTAACGCTATTGATAACGAAGATTTCCTCGACGCGGAAGACGATCGCAAGCAGTTATTACTTAACGTCAGCAAGCGCACAATCGACCGCAAGTTCAAAGATATCGAAATCCCCAACGAAGCCTATTACCTGTTTGGCGCTGCCCTCGGCGCAATCTTTAACGATACGAACAAAATGGCGCAGCAAGGCGTTGCTAGTTTCGGAGTATCCGGAATCAACTTCACGTTCAAAGACGGTATCGGCTCGAAGAATGGCGCACCGGTAGATTTAGCGGGTTTTATTCCCGACGAAGTATACGAAATGCTGGGCGTTAGTCGAGCGCGAACTGTGAAATGGACGGTGCTGTAAATGGCATTAATTCCGTTAAAGCAAACGGCTACTATTATTCGGCAGGGCGTAAAGGACGACTGGGGAAACGGAAGCGAACCGGTTGAATTTACGCTTAAATGTCGTGCTGAAGAAACGACGGCCACTGTACAGAATCAACTAGGCGAAGAATCCGTTTCGGACGTATTATTCCTTTTCGATAAGTTACCGGATATACGTTATGACGACGAAATCAGTTATACGAATGAACTAGGCGTGACAGTCAAACGTGCTCCGATAAAAATCAAACCGATTCGTATGCCGAATGGTAAAGCGACACTAACGCAGGTGTATGTATAATGGCGCGCGAGTTAGAGCTAGACCTAACCGGATTAATGCGGGCGTTAGAAGGGTTCGAGGATGAGGCGCAAAGATCGCTGCACGGCACAATGGACGAAATCAAAGACGACTGGGTTCAGAAATCCCGCGACGTAGCGCCGTTAGATGATGGAAACTTACGACGCCAAATTGACGGAACAGTAGAAGGAACCGGCGCCAATTCAAAAGTTATCGTAACCGGCAATGCGACAAACAGTTCAAGCGAATATGGTCGATTTAATTACGGCTACTGGCTCCACGAAGAGGCGCCAAGCTCTACGAATCTGTCAACGCAAGGCACAACGTTAAAGTTTCTCAACGAACCGGCACAAGAGCGCGAGACGAAATGGATGCAGTGGCTTGAAGAAGACCTACGTGACGCAGCAAGGCGAAGGGGGTTTTAATACGTGGGCTTAATCGATGAAATCAACGCGATATCAGACGTCATCAAAGCGGACTTCCCTACGATGAAGGTAAATAAGCAGAACGTGCCAGAAAAACCGATTAAAGGCGAGATCTGCGTACGTGTTCAGCGGTTAAACTCTGAAAAAGAAACGTCCGCAAGCTACGTATTGAATCGCGAATATCAATTAGTTTACTTCGGACTCAGTAACGTTGATTTACTAACGAAGATTGACACACTGACAGACCGATTCAGCAACGAAAAGAAAATACCAATTGGAGAGGCTCGATACTTAACTGTCGGGTCTCTTTCTTTTTCTCAACCGTTTAAGACAGCGGATAATCTTGACGCTGTGATTGGCGTTTTAGTTGGAACGACGCGTAAAGGTGTTTCCGAACTCAACGAGGATAGTCCGAAAATTGAACGCGTTGAAATTAAGTCTACGGCTGATTATGCGCAGTGGGGAAGGCTTGACGGTTCATTGACTCCGGATGATTCAACCGACGACGTAACGATGTCTGAAGTCGAGTCGTATACAATGCGCCAATTAGAAGACGGAAAGTTTTTATAAACGATAAGGAGTGATTAGATGGCGGGACAATGGGATCCAACTAATTTACCGGTACGTCCGGGACTGTACATCAATTTTAAAGAAGCCGCGCTCGCTCAAATTAACGGCGGAGATCGCGGAACAGTTGCGATGCCTTTATTTACGTATACGGGCGGAACTGCTGAAGCGAAAAAGTTTTATACGGTTGAAACGGAAGCGGCTGCGATTACTTTATTCGGAGCTAATAACGTTCAACCAATTAAGTTTGCGCTACAAGGAGGCGCGGCAGACGTTTTAGTTTATACGATGCCTGCAACGCCAGCTGACGCGGACTACGCTGCTATGCGTGATGCGTTCGAAGCTAGACCGTTTAACGTATTCGTTTATCCGGGCGAAGTTGCTGACGCTCAACAAGACAGCGCGCTTGCTTGGTGCGAAACAAATAAAGAAGAAGGAAAGCACTTCATGGTCGTATTTGGCGGTGATGATACTGACGACCAAGATCCGGCAGCAGGAAACAGCCGCACAACACGCCTAGACGGAGATTACGCAGTTAACGTCATCGTCGGCGTTGATTATTTAGATAACGAATATTCATCCGGCGAGTATGCGCCTTATATCGCAGGCCTCATCGCAGGTAAACAAATCAATGAATCTATTACGTATGCTGCGTTACCTGTTGACGACGTTACTAAGCGTTTACGTAGTAGCGAAATCAAAACGGCTTTACAAGCTGGATCGTTAGTGCTTTCGCATGATGGCGAAAAAGTGAAAGTCGAGCAAGGGTTAACTACTAGCGGTAAGAAGATTCGTTCTATTCGCGCAAGACAGGCGATTGCAACGGACTTAGCGAAGGCTGCTCGCGATAATTACGTCGGACAGATTTCGAATAACGAAGCCGGTCAAGTTTCTTTGATTGCGGCTATTTCGTCGTACCTTGAAACGTTGGAAGAGGAAGACGTAATCATTTTATCGGCCGAAGAAGAAGGTCCAGCGGTTCAATTAGATCCTGCGAAAGAATCTGTTGGCGACGCTGTTTTCTTATTGATTCGATATACAGAAGTTGATTCGATGGAGCGCGTGTTAATTAACATTACACTTTAAGGAGGCGTTTTGATTGGCGTTAAATGGAACTACTACAATTAACGGTACATTCTGCCGCGTTTATCATAACGGTAAATGGCTAACAAACGCTAAAGGCGTTGAGATTCAAGCGGAAATTAACTACGAAGATATCATGCGCGCAGGAACTCGCGGAGTCGGAAAAAAAGCGACAACGATTGAGTATACGGGCACACTTACGAATTATAAAATTACGCACGATTTAGTGAAAGCTATCGGGCAAGTTACTAACGATTCAAAAGGCGCTTTCGTAACGGAACTTCTTTTCAGTATTGATGATCCGGAAAGTCCACAGTCAAAAGCATATATTCGCGTAAAGGGAGTTCAATTCAGTACGATTCCACTGCTCAATTTCGAGTTAGGGTCAATCGTTGAAGAAGAACTTCCTTTTGTTTTTACAAGCTATTCATTCGTTTAATAAGTTAGCGGGCTTCGGCTCGCTTTTAAATTCGAAAGCAACCGAAAGGATGATTATAGATGGCAACGAAAAAAGCAAACCCTTTAGAGGCATTACTAAGCGCTAACCCGGACGTACAGGATTCCGTTTATATCAAACGATTAGACGCAGACTTCATCGTCAAGGCGCTAGATCAAGACGTATTTGAACAAGCGCAAGAAGAAGCGACATATGATGGGGAAATCCAACAAAAAGAGCTTAATAATTTAATTATTGCTCGTAGCTGTATTGAGCCGGATTTCAGTGATGTGGCATTACTTAAACTTTACGGAGCGGCCGAAGCAGGAGACTGCGTTAACAAAGCGCTTAAAGTTGGCGAAATCGCTAAAATCGTTGAGAAAATTATGGACCTTAGCGGATTTGATACGACACTAGCGCAAGCAAAAAAATAATTAGGGACAGTGACGAAGCTTGGACGATTCACGTTATCTCTCAACATTATAACATTCCGATGCATGAGATTTATACGTGGACGGACAAACAACGCCTAATGAGCTACGCTTCGATTGCTGTCCGACAAGAAGACGAAGAGAAAGCGAGAAAAGAAGCGGAGAGGAGGTCGAAATAATTGGCGTATGATTTAACCGCAGTCTTAACGCTTAGAGATAACATGTCGCGTGGTTTGCGTAATGTTAACAACTCGCTAAGAAACGCGCAACGAACAGCGAACACTTTCCGTGATACTAACGGTCGATTACACGATTCAATGGGTCGATTCACGCGGTCAACACACGGCGCATCTGGCGGTTTATCTCACTTCAGTAGTAGCGCAGGTTCAGCGTTGAAATCAGTTGGGGCACTTACTGCCGGAGTACTAGCGACAGTAGGCGCTTATAAAACGTTACAGGCTACCGTCGGTGAGGCGATGAAGATGGAGCAATCGCAAGTAACTATTGACGCAATGTTTGACGATAAGAAGCTTTCGAAGCAGTACCAAGACATGCTGAATAAATTCGCAATCAAATCGCCCGTTTTAGATTCATCGGAGATGTTCTCGAATTCTAAGTCGTTTATCTCGCAAACAAAAGACGTTAAGCAACTCGAAAAGATTTGGAACTTAACGGAACGCTTACTCGCAGTAGATCCGAAGCAAGGCGTTGAAGGCGCAGTAATGGCGATGAAGGAATTAATGAGTGGTGATACGCAGTCAATGGTTGAACGATTCGAAATGCCACGTAAAGCATTGAACGACATCAAGAACCTTCCGTTAGATCAACAATTAACAGCGTTAGATAAGCTATACAACAAAATGGGTATGACGAATAAGCTCGTAACTGCGATGGGTAGTACGTCGTTAGGTTATATTACGCAAATTAAAGAAGCTCTATCGATGAAATTCCGAGCAGTCGGATTCGAAGCGTTGAAGTCGCTTAAACCAATTATCGTCGATATCAAAAACGCAGTCAGCGACGGAGCTCTTGACGGGTTCTTCAAGT